TTTGTTTTTTTTTTTTTTTTTTGGCAAAATTGCATATGCAACCTGCTTACTCCTCTACTCTCAGCTAACCTGAGTTCAAGTCGTAACAACAGTTAATAACCAAACGGACAAAGGACACAGAAATGACCTGTACATGAGAAACGAATAATCGTTAAGGTAAAAAGAAACAAAAACCAAACAATTCGATAAAGCTAAAAGACTCAGACGTGACTTGTTTGACAATTCACCTCAGTGACTCTCTCTACGCTTCTCTCTCATGTATATCACATCACTTCTTTGGGCCACCAAAAATGGATGACCTAACAGGGGAAACATTCCTCTGTTGACTTAAAGTTGATATTACACTATAATCAGATTTCTCCTCTTTCTCCTCCAGATACGATTTCAAATTCAAAAATTGAGTTCGTAAATCCTCCAACTCCTCCTTCCTTACTAGATGTCGTGGTTTGAACACTTTATACGTTAATTCCGGACCCGGAATATTCACGACTAATGCAATCAAAGAACAACTATAAGTAGCAGGAGAATCAGGAGTACTAGTTGGTGCTTGAACACTGAAAACACACGTTGAATACCCTTCTTGCGCAGTTAAAGCAATAGTAGTGGTAGCAAAACCATTGTTTCTAGCCGCTGCATTAGGTGTGAAACCAGGCGCTCCAGGATTTAAAATCATTCCATCTTCTGGTAATATAATAATATTCTCTCCTAAAATGTTAGAACCCGCATCCAACCACGCTGTAATTAAAAATGATCTTGCAAGAGGATTACTTATACTAAAAAGTGTTTTCACACCATCATTAGTAAAAGATATATCCAAACCAGGATTATCTGCAACAACAGGATCCGTCGGAACCGCGGGAACTTCTTGTAAGAAAGGGCGAAAAGTGGCTGTTAACACATCGTACGTAGATAGTCCACGAACTGAGTAACCATCCCCATACACAGGTACAACTGCCGGTCGTGGTTTAATTAAATCAATTGAGTAACCCACCCATAACTCACCGACTTGGTTATCGTCAGCGGGCATTCCCTGGGTACCAACTTGAAATAATCCCACATCATAAGCATGTGGATCACCCGCACCACCTTCAGCTGTAGTATCTGGAACTGGTCCACTACGAATATATCGCCTTGTGTAAGGTAATACGGCTGCCATTGATCTCCCATTCACATCAACAGTGTGACGTGCCACAGTTTGGTAGGGAGGAAAATTAGCGTTGCCTTCATAGTTTTCCATATCAATGATACCTGGAAAGGGAGGTTGTATAACATCATAATTTGTTGCCATTATCACTTTTCCCAGCGCAGGATTTGATCCCGACATAACTTCACCGGAAGTTGTTCGGTATTCAAACCATAGCTTCTTAAAAGAATAAAGCTCATAATTAGCTGCTACAGTACTCAACCATGGAAAACAAGTTTGCAAACCAGGATTCAATGCACATTGAATCTGATTATTAAAAGTAACAGAACTATTTACTGTATTAACTCTCTCCATTCTTTCTGATATAGTAGTAATATAAGGGCGTGAGTTGGATGAAGATCCAGCGACAGAAGATATTTTCCCTTTGCCACCACGCAAGTGTGCGTTTCTCATATCACCCATACCTTTTCCTTTTCCTTTGAATATACCAATGGGACCATGTTGGGCTATCCTATCAACTCTGTTCCTAACAGATCTATAGATAGGATTTCGCGTTAGGTCTTCTTGACCTAACGCCCATTGGATGACACCTTTGCGTTCAGCCTTTTTGGCTTTCTTTTTCATTTTTCTTTTCATCTTCTTAGCAGTATTTGCTTTAGGCATATTAAATATCAGAGATATTTAAAGTGGAATCGAATTACAAGTACCACTTTTAATATACTCATCCATCAACACACCAAGACTACATTGGCTCTCAGTGCCAGTGTATAAAATTTCTAACTCTTTATCCGTTTTATAAGCATTCATAATCTCCTTGATTGGGATTCCTTTTATCTCACCAACCATACAATCTGAATAATATCTTGAAATAAACAGAATATATTTTGAAAGAAAATCTCTACACGCACGACTACCCCAAGAATCTAGGCGCAATGCACATGCTCTTAAATAGTGCCACCGAATATCATTCGTCTTCGTACCATAACGAACCGAAGCAATGATTTTATCCAAGTGGGGTGCAGGCAAATATGCACGGTATTCCTGATACCACTCAAAACCTTGTGACAGAAACTCCACTTCTGCAACTTTAAGGGGTCTAGACGACACTACAGTTGCTTTGATTCCGACATCGGCCCACAACGGTAAGATGTTAGTTGGATTAAACCAACCCACCACTTCATCTGAGCAAGTAAACGTATTATCATCCCCATATAAGGCTGCCTCCACGTGCAAGTGAAAAGCGTGCATGTTGCATAAGTGTGGCGCAGAGGCCCGACTCAACAACACCCACGCATACACAAACATGCGATACAGAATTAAAGTATTATCCACCACAGTATTAGGAGATCCGCTAGGATTACCAGAATACTTTTGAACCAAGGACCCATCTTCCAACACCATAACTGAATTAACAATCTGGTCATAAATGTAATTTATTCGAAGCTGGTCTTCCTTAGATTCAATCATATCACACCGAAATTTGCAAACTCCCCACAAGGCTTTGCTGGAACAAGTAGAGTCCCAATCAGTAGCATCCAGTTCAAAAGCATTAGGGTGCCGACTAAGCCTATCATATAGACGCTGCCAACCATAGAAAAATTTCGACATACCAACCATTGACCATGTCCTACCATGTGCAGCGTAAAATCGGTTATTCATATCCAACATAAGTCTATTGGATGCAATGAGTAACTCAAACGGCGCAGCAGTGAAAGTTCGAACTTTGTTATCTTGTATCTTTTGTAAAGTTCTAATTTCACGTTTTTGCGCAACTGTCCAAATTGCCACACACTTCCCCAGATTAACCCAATAATCTTGTACCATGTGTAGCGCCCACTCCACCTCAAGAAACTGTTTTTTATTTTGCACCAACAAACTCCAAGGGTAACCAGCCGAAGTTTTCTTATTCATCTCAAGCACTACCTCTTCGACCGTTTTTGGCAAAGCACCATTCATAAAAATACGAAAATGCTTATCCATCCACTCACCCGAGATAGTCCACGCTACTCGATCATATACTGGTGGCATACAATCATATTTC